GCAGGCAATCGGGTGATGGACTTGCTAAAAGAACTAGAAACAGCTAGAAAAGAACGTGAACACGATCCCGCTGCCGCAGCACCGACTGGTGAGAGCAAGGACATTGACGCTAGCGAAAACTCAAAAGCGGTAGTAGGAGGTTAAACCCATGGATATGAAAAAGCTTTTAGAATCAATGCAGGAAATAGATGAGTGCGGAATGGATGAAGGTCCAATGCCAGCACCAATGGCACCTCCAATGGACAACGGTGATCCTGTAAGAATGAATGTTAATTTAAGTGCAGCAGGCAAAGATCATGTTGCTGATCTTATTGACATGATGAAAAATGCAGGCTTAGGTGATGCAAAACCAGTTGCTCAAGATATGATGCCAATGCGCATGGATATGGAACGCCTAAAAGGTATTATGGACGAGCCAGGCGACGAGGATCCAAACGAAGAAATGGAGCCAGTTGACGAAATTGATACAGAAGAAGGCTATGCTAATGAACCAGAAGAAGAATTTGGCGATATGTCAGACGCTATTCCAGATGGCGACGATCTAAACCGTAAGAAGAAACAGTTTAAAGCAGCACAGCCAGGCGATAATGCAATGGCAATGGAAGACATTAAGTCTGCATTATATGCTGCACTAGCCGAAAAGAAAGCAAAGCCAGATTTCTTAGACATGGACGGCGACGGTGACAAAGCAGAACCAATGAAAAAAGCTATCAAGGATAAGAAAGCCAAAAAATAACTAGGCAAGGGCGGTCCAATCAAATAGCACCTTCGGGTGCTATTTTTTTGAGTAAATACTTACATGAGTAAAAGTTTAGACGGTGTATTAACTAAAAAAGCTAATACCAAAGAAACGTATACAGAAGAACAAATACAAGACTTGATGCAGTGCATGGATCCTAAAGATGGGTATCTATATTTTGCTCGCAAGTTTGCCTATATACAGCATCCTGTAAAAGGTAAGCTGTTGTTTGAACCTTATGACTATCAACTAGGGTTAATGGATACATACCACAACTATCGTTTTAATATAAACATGATGCCTAGACAAACAGGCAAGACTACTTGTGCTGCTATCTATCTTGCTTGGTATGCTATGTTTAATCCTGACCAAACTATTCTTATTGCTGCACACAAATACACAGGTGCGCAAGAGATTATGGCACGTATACGCTATGTGTATGAAACTTGTCCTGATCATATTAGAGCAGGTGTTACTAGCTATAACAAAGGTAGCATTGAGTTTGAAAACGGATCACGTATTGTATCGCAAACAACAACAGGCAACACAGGACGTGGTATGTCAATTTCATTACTATACTGTGACGAGTTTGCATTTGTTATGCCTAACATTGCGGAAGAGTTTTGGACTTCAATTTCACCTACACTAGCAACAGGTGGTCGTGCTATTATTACTAGCACACCTAATTCAGACGAAGATACATTTGCTACTATTTGGAAACAAGCAGAACAACGTTTTGATAATCACGGTAACGAACAAGAAGTAGGCATAAATGGTTTTAGATCCTTTATGGCAAGTTGGGATGAACACCCTGATAGAGACGAAGAATGGAAGGCAGCTGAAATAGGTCGTATCGGAGAAGAAAAGTTCCGTCGTGAATACGGCTGTGAATTCTTAGTATTTGACGAAACACTTATAAACTCGATTAAACTTAGTGTAATGGAAGGTAATAATCCAATACTAAACATGGGACAAACACGCTGGTATAAAAAACCTACCAGTCAATTTACATATTGTGTAGCACTTGATCCTAGTATGGGAACAGGCGGCGATTTTGCTGCAATACAAGTATACGAATTACCAAGTTACGAACAAGTAGCAGAATGGCAACACAATACAACCGCAATACCCGGACAGATTAGAGTGCTGGCAGATATATGCAAATACCTAGCAGAGGAAACAAAGAATCCTAATGGTATATATTGGAGCGTTGAAAACAACGGCATAGGAGAGGCAGCATTAATCGTTATAAACGATTTTGGGGAAGAGAACATTCCGGGGCTGTTTGTCAGCGAACCTATGCGTAAAGGACATGTGCGCAAGTTCCGTAAAGGATTTAATACAACACACAGCACTAAAATCACAGCGTGTAGTCGCTTAAAGACTATGTTAGAAAACGACAAAATGGTCATACACAGCAAACCATTGATTAGTGAGCTCAAAGGATTTGTTGCAACTAACACTAGTTTCCAAGCAAAGACAGGTATGACTGATGATTTAGTAAGTGCTACATTGTTAGCTATACGTATGATGAGTGTGCTAAAAGATTGGGATCCTAGGATCTATAATACATTTAGTCAAGCATCTGATGATGAAGATTACGAAGCACCAATGCCCATCTTTATTAGCAGCAACTTTTGATAAATACTATTATGAAGAACTTAGACCAAACAGCTAAAGAATTATTTGCAAAAATACGTGGACGCTTTCCTGGCGTTACAATCGGCAATGCCGAAGGCAATGTAACAACAGAGCCTAGCGAAGCAAGATTCTTTGAATTTCCTTTTAGAGAAGGAGACGATGATCTAGGAAAGATTAGTGTAAGCCTAGAAGAAGAAGAAGGTTTGGTAATTATGTTTAACAAAGACGTTGCGGAAAATGCAGTGTCTAAATCAAAGTGGTATGACTTTTTAAAAGAACTACGTCAGTTTGCAAAGAAGCGTATGTTAAACTTTGATACTAGAGATATAACTAAAAGCAATTTAGAAAAAAGAGACTACAAATATCTAGCAAACCGCCCAGAGGACAGTAACATGAACGAATCGAAAATGTATGGTACAAGCAAGTTAAGTTACCAGAACATAGATAATGCACGTTTGGTAATCAAGCATACTGAAAGCATTAACCAAGAAAATGCCGCAGGACGCACACAGAAGATTGGTAAGATCTACATTGAAAGTGCAGACGGCGAAAGATTTATGTACCCTTACAAACACCTAAGTGGTGCAAGAGCAATGGCTCGTCATGTTGCAGAAGGCGGTAATCCATATGATGATTTTGGCAAGCATATCACTGGACTAAGTGAAGAAATGGCAAAACTACGTAAGTTTAAAACTTACATGGGTCGTAGTGCAGTAATGGCAGAAAGTCTAGCAGGTTACATGGATGTTGTAAAAGGGCGTATTACAGCAGTCAAAAAGACAATCGAAAGCCTACAAAAATCAGCAGCATACAAAGAAGCAGTAGAAGGATTTGAAGCACCTATCTTAGAAGATGTACCAAGCGATGTTGCTGAAAACTGGATTGATCAACTAACAATCAAGCAGTTTAACGAAGAATTAAAAGATGTATTCCCTTACATTTACAAGCTAGTAAGCGAAGCAACTAAGGCACAAGAAATCGGCGCAGACGACTTACTTGACGAATCAGGCCTACAGTACTACACAGGTGTCAAGAAGCACGGTAAAGAATACATGAAAAAAGCTGCCGAGGCTGGACGTAAAGGTGCTAGCCAAGAAGAACTAGGACGTCTAAAAGACAAGTACAGCAAGGCAGAAAAGAAAACAAAAGAAGAGTTCGAACTAGAACAGGCATTTGAAGATGCAATGGGTCAGTTTAGTGACGAAGTATGCGAAGACTGCGGCAACCCAAGCTGGCGCACACTAGACGAAGAAAAGCAAAAAGGCGTAGACGGTAAAGTATGCTGGAAAGGCTACAAGCGCATGGGCACCAAAATGAAAGGTGGCAAGCGTGTAGATAACTGTGTTAAGGTCAAAGAAGGCGAAAGCGAATTTGACGGACATGACATAATGTCAGAAGATCCGCCAAATGGTATTGACTTTGATTATGCTAATTTGTCAAAAGTAAATTGGGCACAGTATTCCGAAGAAGATATCAAGACATTTTATAGTATTGTTGACAACCTATCATTTGAAAGTGGATATTATAACGACGGCGAGTTTGACGGATCACACGCCAAAGCATTACAATGGCTTGAAAAAAACGTAATGAACAAGTCAAAAGGCGACAAAGATACCGACGAAGGCAATGCATATGCTAAAGCAGTGCGTCAGGCTAAGATGGACGGTAAGAAAAAAGGCGACAAAGTCAAAGGTCCAGACGGTGATGAGATTACACTAGAAAAAGAACAAAAGACACCATTAGGCGAATTCATTTTAAGTTACTTTGATAGAGAAACAGGTGATTTTCCAAAAGGCGAAACATCTATACTTACAATGGTTGAAAAGGACTATGGCGAAGAGTTCATAGAACCCGCAAAGGCGTTTATAGAACAAGTAAACCAAACATTTGTAGAATTCAAGCAAGCAGAACAAGTTGCTCCAGAATTTGATAGAATGCGCGAGTTAGCCGGTTTAAGATAATCGGCTAATTCGTTCATAATACAAAGGTAAAACAATGAACTACGATAAATTTATGTCAATTCCGGGATATACTAGTTTGGGTAAACTTCAAGCTCTTAATGACATATTATCAAAAAGACAAAACATTAAAACAGTTGTAGAAGTTGGTTCTTTTTGTGGAAGAAGTAGTACATGTATTGCAGAGACAGTCGGTCCAGATGTTGATGTTTTTTGTATAGATAGATTTAGAGAAAGCATTACAATACCAGATAAGTCTTTTTATGACGGCAAAGAAGGAAGACTAAAATCTGGCATGGTGTTAAATACAAGGTCTGAATTTGAAAAAAACACACTAGAGTACAAAAATATACAAAAGATACAAGGTTATTTTCCATATGATGTTCAGTGGAAAGGTAACGATATTGATGTTTTATTCTTAGACTCAGATCATGTAAATCCTAATGATATTGATATCCTAAACCATGTTTGTAAAAATATGCCAAAAGGCTCATTAATAATTTGCGATGATGCAAGAAAAGATTATGATCTTGGTTTTAATGTATTTTATAATATGCACGTATTAGAAGAGGCATATGGCGTAAAAGCACAGTTTGATTATGGTCATCTTATTTGGGCAAATGATATATTCACTATAGAAGTAACCAAAGATTACATAGATTTACACGATTACGAAAAAAATTATTTAAAAAAGTAGTTGACTTTTGATAAATATTGTTGTATAGTATTAACTGTGCTATACAAAAAGGCACAAGCACATAGGCATAACAATAGGAGGCATAACTATGGCATCATTAGCAGAAATCCGAGCAAAGCTCAAACAACAAGAAGCCAATACTGGCGGAAACAGAGGCCCAAGCGGTCCTAACCCAATCTACCCATTTTGGAATATGAAAGAAGGCGAGAGTGCAACTCTACGTTTCCTTCCTGATGGCAATCCAGACAACACTTTCTTCTGGGCAGAACGTTTGATGATCAAACTTCCGTTCGCAGGCGTCAAAGGTCAAACTGACTCGCGTCCTGTACAAGTACAAGTTCCATGTATGGAAATGTATGGCGAAAGCTGTCCTATTCTACAAGAGGTACGTGGTTGGTTTAAGGATCCTTCATTAGAAGATATGGGTCGTAAGTATTGGAAAAAGCGTTCGTATTTGTTCCAAGGCTTTGTAACAGACAATCCAATTGCAGATGACGAGGCTCCAGAGAATCCAATTCGTCGATTCATTATTGGTCCTCAGATCTTCCAGATCATTAAGCAGGCGCTTATGGATCCTGACATGGAAGAATTGCCAACAGATTACACAGCAGGTGTAGACTTCCGTCTTAACAAAAGTTCTAAAGGCGGTTACGCAGACTATTCAACATCTAACTGGGCACGTCGTGAACGTCCTCTGAGCGATGCTGAAATGCAGGCTGTTAATACACATGGCTTGTTTAATCTATCAGACTTCCTACCTAAAAAGCCAGACGAAACAGCAGTTAAAGTATTAACTGAAATGTTCGAAGCGTCAGTTGATGGCGAAGCATATGATCCAGATCGTTGGAGCAATTACTTCCGTCCGGCAGGTATGAGTGCAGCTACTGGCGATCCAAATCCACCGGCAGCAACTCCGGCACCGGCAGCAACTCCGGCAGCAACACCTGCTCCGGCAGTAGAAGATGACGTTCCTTTTAAGTCTAACGAAGAAGTAGCGGCAGAATCTGCTCCAGCGGCAGCACCAGCAGATGGTGGCGGTAATGCGCAAGACATTCTTGCAATGATTCGCGCACGTCAAGGTCAGTAATAGAGCAAGCTAAAAGGGTTGCATTGTCTAGATGCAACCCTTTATACTTGCCCAGCTTTTTAGATTAGGAGAAACAAATGGCGAATAAAGCATTCGACCCAACGAAGTTTCGTACTTCGTTAACTAAGTCCATAACAGGCATGAGTGCAGGATTTAACGATCCTACTGATTGGATTAGTACTGGTAACTACGCACTCAACTATCTTATCTCAGGTGATTTTAACAAAGGTGTACCTCTTGGTAAGGTAACTGTTTTTGCAGGTGAAAGTGGCGCAGGTAAATCATATATCTGTTCAGGTAACATTGTAAAGGCAGCACAAGATCAAGGTATTTTTGTAGTACTAATCGACTCAGAGAACGCACTTGACGAAGCGTGGCTGCAAGCACTTGATGTAGATACATCAGAAGATAAACTACTAAAACTTAACATGTCAATGATTGATGACGTTGCTAAGACTATTAGTACGTTCATGAAAGATTACAAAGAAATGGCGGAAGAAGACCGTCCTAAGGTACTGTTTGTTGTTGACTCATTAGGTATGTTGCTAACACCTACAGACGTTGATCAGTTTAACAAGGGTGATATGAAAGGTGATATGGGTCGTAAGCCCAAAGCACTAACATCACTTGTACGTAATACTGTGAACATGATTGGTTCGCATAACATTGGTCTTGTGTGTACTAACCACACATATGCATCACAAGATATGTTTGATCCGGATGATAAAATTTCAGGTGGACAAGGATTTATCTATGCATCATCTATCGTAGTTGCAATGAAGAAGTTGAAACTAAAAGAAGACGAAGACGGTAATAAGATCAGCGAAGTACGTGGTATTCGTGCAGGCTGTAAGGTTATGAAAACACGTTATGCTAAACCGTTTGAAGGTGTACAGGTTAAGATTCCATACGAAACAGGTATGAATCCTTATAGTGGTTTAATTGAACTATTTGAAAAGAAAGAAGTTATTGTAAAGCAAGGTAATCGTTTAAAGTATGTTACTAGCGACGGTGAAGAGATCCTTGAATATCGCAAAAATTGGAGTGGTGAATTACTTGATACAGTTATGTCAGATTACCTAGTAAAAGAAGCATCTATGGTAAATATCGACAATGCAGACGAAGAAGCTGCTGATGACTATATCGAGGAAGCACTAACTAATGAATGAAGAAAAAATAGTCGAAATTTGGACACTGTTTAAAGAATACGTTGATAAAAAACAAATAGAAATTATTGCAGAAAGCTATGTAGATCTATTAGCAGACTACGGAGTGTCAGATGAAGTACTTAAAGATTCTATGGGTACTTGTTCTGCACTAGACGAAGCAATTAACTACTATCTTGATATTGACGCTGACATTGATGATTACGAAGAATGGGATGAATAATGGGCTGGTATAGTAGCGTAAGCAGAGATATTAATCAAATACCTGCTGCTATACAACACTTTGAAGCTGAACTAGTACAAGCACGAGCAGAGTGTAAACTAGTAGGCAATGTTGAAAAGTCGGCGGCTGCTATGCCAGGCATCGTTGAACATCGCTTTAATCAGTTACAAGAAATAGAAGCTATTTTAAACTATCTAAATATAGAGCTACGTAGATTGCGTAGCTCTTATTTCAAAAAATATCTTGAAAACTATCAACGAGCTCTGTCAAGCCGTGACGTTGAAAAATACGTTGATGGCGAAGCAGATGTTGTTGACTATGAAAAGATTATCAACGAGTTTGCACTTATGCGTAACAAATGGTTAGGAGTCTTGAAGGCCCTTGATCAAAAGCAATGGCAAATTACTAATGTAGTTAAACTACGTGTAGCAGGAATGGAAGATGCTACATTATGAGTTTTCAATTACCTCAAATTAATGTTGAAGAAAACACTGAAAAATTTATTATTTTCTTTTCGTGTGATTTAAAATATTATAATCTATACGGAATTCCACTAATCAAGAGTATTATACATCAAAATGGCTGGGTAGGTGTTCATTGTCATCTAATATTAAAAGATACTAATAATTTTGATAGATATCCTAATAACAGAGTATCATACAGTACAGAGTTTGTAGACGATAATTTTTTTGATACAATAAATTTTACAAATGCAGGATTTCATCCAGGAAAGTTTGATGCTGTATTAGATGCAGAAAAAACATACTATGCTTGTAGTAGGTTTATGCATATAGATAAAATATTTCCTACACCATATAAAAGAATTTTACAAGTTGACTGTGATACTTTATTATTCAAAAATTTTCCTAAACTTGATTTCGAACAGGCAACTGATTATGTACGAGCAATGCGAAAGCCTAAGTCACCAGAAAAAATAATTGCAAGTTGTTTATCACTAGGAAAAGGTGAAGATGGTCTTGCATTTAGAAAGCGTCTTGCTAAAGAAATGACAGAAACATTTAGTAAAGAAGCTTATTGGTTTGTAGATCAAGTTGTATTACAAAATATTTTTAATAAAATGCAATTTGAGCCGTTGCCATTACATTGGAATCATTGGAGTTTTAAAAAACGCAATTCGTATTTTAGAACTGCAAAAGGTAATAAAAAAACAACAAACGATGTTTTTAAGAATGAATTAGAAAAATGGACCAATATGTAATATATCTACCAACGTATCCAAGCAGTGTTGCGTGGGCTAACAATGCAGTAGAGTCAGGTAATGATCACGGCTGGAATTTACAATTATATGAAGGTGTAGACGGAAGTATTACTTCTCTTGAAAGTCATGGAACATTTGCTAGCAAAATAAACAAAAAATGTTTTAGATATATGCAACGTCCTGGAACTATAGGTTGTTTTTTAAGTCATTATAATTTATGGAAAAAATGCATAATAGAAAACAAACCTATTACGATTTTCGAACACGATGTTTATTTTAAAAATAGTCCACCTACACTGCCGTTAAGTTTTGATGTAATCAAATATGAAGGATTTAATAAAGCTAAACCTATACCGTGTGGTAATTGGTTTGAAGGCGCAAGAGCTTATTCTATAAGTCCAGAAGGCGCACAAAGAATAGTTGATTGGATATCAGTACACGGTGCTATGCCTGCAGACTGGATGTTATGTGATGGAATTGTAGATTTAGTATTTGATCATAACAAACGAGTAGATTATCACCAAAAGACTTTTAGTTTTACAAAGGATTTATAATGTATATTAAAACGCATATTTTACCTAAAGCTATAGGACCTAATATGCAGCCTCAACAGTCTGTAATAGATATGTGGAGAGCTGTAAAAAATGTTACTAATTTTCAAACAATGATGGAAATAGGTTTTGGCGTAGGACATTCTAGTACAATTGTAATGACATTATTTCCTGATGTAAATGTCTATAGTTTTGACATAGCAAATGACGAACGAACTATACAAGGTGCAAGGATAGTAGATAAGGAATTTCCATTTAGATATCAGTTTTATAAATATGACTCTGTTATATTACGTAAAGAATTTAAAGAAGGTATTGCAAATTTATGTAAGCAAGATTTGTTATTTGTAGACGGCAATCCCAAGACTGAGATAGTTATTAATGATTTGCATATTGCAAAGGAACGAAATATACCTTTTGTTTTTGTAAATAATAGTAACGTAGAATCTATAAAGCAAGGAATAGAAGCTATAGATTTTTTAAAACCAATGCAAACCTATCATTATATGCAAAGAAAAGGAAAGAAACAAAACATTTCTTTAGAAGCAACGTTATTCAAACTTGTAGTCTAATAATTTTATTTGTTTAGCAAATTCTTCTTCTATTAACTTAGCAGTCTCTTTGTTGTAATGATCTTTATATTCTTTTGTAGGTCTTATTCCAGATTTTACAAATGTCGTTAGCATTTCATTATTGTAAGGTATAATAGTTTGCTGAGAAAAAAACTCGTGCAATTCTTCATATCGAATTAGCTTATCAACTACAATATTATCTCTATCTGCATATAGTTTCCAGTCGTTTAACGACGATAGTTTTTTGTTATTTGCAACAAATTCATAGAAAGAGTTTTTCGCTTTTTTAGGTTTTATTTTTTTATACCAATAATACTTACTAACCATTGCGTCCCACGGATTTCTTTCAACTGCAAATTTGAAATATTCTTTCCATTCTTTAGGATAGTTTGTTTGTATGTATTTGTATCCTACATGACCGTCAATATTGATGTTTCTAGGTTCAACTCCGTCTATATCTGATCCTGTAGATATGTCGTTGTCATCTAAGTATTTTTCCAAAAACATTTCTATGCTCGATCCAGCAGTTTTTCTTGTCTTTATAAAAATAAATTTATACTTATGGCTTATGATCATAAACTTATTTATAAATAATATACGCACATAAATAATACATTGAAAAGGACAAAACATGCCGCCTGAAATAGCAAAAAGAGTAGAACTTAGACACATCGCTGGCTTAGATTTATTATGGTTAAAAGATAAGTCAAAAGATAAGATAGAAAAAGCTTGGAAATATTTTCAAGACGAAGAACACCAAAAATTCCCTCAAATAATAATGGACGAGTACTGTACAAGTTTTCGAACGATTATTCAAGCAGGAGGACACTGCGGATTATATCCATTACAATATAGCAAACGTTTTAAAACTGTACACACTTTTGAACCTACGTACATAAATCATTACTGTTTAAGTGAAAACACAAAAGACTATGAAAATATTATAGTTCACAATAATGGGTTAGGCGAGATAGAAAAAAAAGTATTGTTTAATGTTAGTCGAAAAAATTCAGGAGCACATCATGTTAATCCCGAAGAAAACGATACTGGAAATATCTTAATTAAAACAATAGATAGTTATAATGTAATAGATTGCGATCTCATACATTTAGATATCGAAGGATATGAGTTATTTGCATTGAAGGGTGCAGTTAACACTATCGAATCGTCGAAGCCTATGATAGTATTAGAAACAACTGATGCATTAGAACGATATAATTGCACAAAAGAAGATATATTAAACTTCCTATCTCAGTTCGGTTACAAAGTAGTAAAAGAATGGGATCGAGATACACTATACGCAGTAGCTTAATCATAAAACTTACTAGTTATAAAGTGCGTATATAAATATCTACATGAAAGTAGTTTTAGTTACTGGAGGCTTTGATCCCTTACACTCAGGGCACATTGCATACTTTAAAGCAGCACGAGAACTTGGAGATCACTTAGTTGTTGGCCTTAATTCAGATGCTTGGCTTACACGTAAAAAAGGCCGTCCGTTTATGCCGTTTGATGAACGGGCTGCTATTATCAAAGAACTAGCAGTAGTTGATCAGGTTATCGGATTCGACGATTTAGACAACACAGCGAACAAAGCAATCGGTCAAGTAGCAACAATGATTACAGGTGATGACGTTATGATCTTTGCTAATGGCGGAGACAGAACTGATACTACTACACCTGAGTATGAAGTGTACGGTGATTATCGTTGGTGCGAGTTTGCCTGGGGCGTTGGCGGCAAAGACAAAAAGAATTCAAGCAGTTGGATCCTTAAAGAATGGAGCCAGCCTACTACAGAACGTGCCTGGGGTAGATACACTGTATTAGACAAGGGCGAAGGTTGGCAAGTAAAACAACTTGCATTCGATGCAGGTAAAGCTTTAAGCGATCAAAGACATTTTAAACGTAGTGAACACTGGCATATTGTTGAGGGATATATAAAAATGGATCTTGAATATCCAGATGGTGTACGAGAAACATTAAATGTGAAGTCAGGTCAGAGTACAGATATACCAGTAAACACCTGGCATAAAGCAACTAATATAGGACAAACTACTGCACGAGTTATAGAAGTTTGGATGGGCAACGAACTAACAGAAGATGACATAGAAAGAAGAGATTAGCAGATGAGCGAAATCAAATATAAAGTTTTTATTGGCTATGATAGCCGCGAAGATATTGCGTACGAAGTTGCAAAACAAAGTATATTAGATAGAGCAAGATATCCAAACGATGTAGAAATTATACCAATAAAATTAAGTGAGTTAGCACAAAACGAAATGTATTGGCGCGAGCAAGACAAGTTGGGTTCTACTGAATTTACTTTTAGTAGATTCCTTGTGCCTGAGCTTATGAATTTTAGCGGTTGGGCACTCTTTATAGATTGCGATTTTGTATTTTTAGATGATGTTGGAAAACTGTTTGATCATTGTAACGACAATTTTGCTGTTATGTGTGCAAAACATGACTATACACCAAAGCCTGGCAAAAAAATGGACGGAAAAGCTCAGCACATTTATCCAAGAAAAAATTGGAGTTCAATGGTACTATGGAATTGTGGTCATCCATCTAATAAAATTATTACAAAAGAATTAGTAAATGATCCCGAAACAACCGGACAATTTTTACATAGATTTAGTTGGTTAGACGACAAAGAAATAGGAGAGCTACCTCATACATGGAATTGGTTAGTAGGCTGGTATCATCAACCTGACGACGGTCGACCTAGAGCATTGCATTATACAGAAGGCGGCCCTTGGTTTAAAGATTACCAAAAATGTGAATATGCAGCAGATTGGTTACTTGTAGAAAAGAAAGTTATTAAACAAAAAAATGCTGCAAAACAATTTAAAGGATCAACATTTAATAATTTAAATGAAAGACATACCGAAGTACTAAAAGATGTGCTAAATTATATTGTAGATCCAGATAGCAAGTTTTATGATACTGATTGGTTAGAATTAGGTCAAAGGATAAAGGAAACAATGTCAAAAATAGCAGCAATTAATACAAGCGAAATAAATTTAGAAAAAAAAGATTTAGTATACGATCCTATATTACAGAGTTTTGTTAGAGGTAGTAACGGAGTAATAAGCAGTTACGAAGATGAAAAACATACTGATAATGCATTAGTTATCCGCGGCGTCGGTGGCGGCAGTCGAAAGGCTATACAGGAATGCTGGCAGTCTGGAAGGACATTCTATACTGTGGATACTGGGTATTATGGTAATATAAAAAGTAAACTTGTTCATAGAGTTACAAAAAATGATCTTCACAATTGCGGACCTATTTTAGAACGACCTATGGATCGTGCTAAGACATTTGGATATAAATTTAGAAAATTTACTCCAGGCAGAAAAATTTTAATCTGTCCACCTAGTTTAAAAGTAATGGATCTGTTTAATCAACCTAGTCCTGAAGAATGGGTTAAACAAACTATACAAGCCTTAAAAAAACATACAGATAGACCAATCGAAATTAGAATGAAACCTAATAGAACAGAGCGTGTTACTACAAAAACTATGAGAGCTGCACTTCAAGACGATGTCCATTGTCTTGTTACATATAATAGTATTGCTGCTGTAGAAGCTCTTATGGAGGGTAAACCTGCTCTAGTATTAGGGCCGAATGCAGCAAGTAGTATTGCAGAAACAGATATTTCTAATATCGACAATCCGAGAATACCAACAAGAGACGAGACAGATGCATTTTTTGCGCACTTAGGGTATTGTCAATTCACAGTTCCAGAACTTAGTTCTGGATATGCATGGGAGGTGGTTAATGAGAGTGGTGAGTTACCTGTCTGGAATCCCGACAAAAAACACGAGTCCTGAAAAACCAGCAATACTCAATAATTTTATTTCAGGAGTAAAAGCAAAAGGCGACAACGGAATAAGTTATACTGGGTTAACTCCTGTAGACTGCGATGTTGCTGTTTTACAAGGATTTGTACATGCAAATTCAAAAAACCTACCACATCTAAAATTACGAAGAGATGTAATCGAACTTCAACGGGCTAGAAAAAAACGCTCTTTAATTGTAGATAGTAATTTATTTTTATACTTAAATAAATCTAATAAACCATTTCATTATTTGCGATACAGCTATGATGGAGTATTTAGAGACACCGGGTTTTATTTTGATAAAGATATTGATCCGAGTAGATGGAAAAAAATAAAAACAAATTACGGTATAGATCTAAAAGATTATAAAACAAATGGTCATTACATCCTTTTATGTCTCCAACGGAATGGCGGTTGGAGTATGAAAGACAATGATGTTGAAAAATTTTGTAAAAGAACTATAAAAGAAATAAGACAATATACTGACCGTCCAATAAAAATAAGAGCACACCCGGGCGACAAAAAAACATACCAACAGCTACGTCAACGATTCCCAAAAGAACATTTTTCAAATATCGACTTTCCTTTAACAGAAGATTTAAAAAACGCATGGGCCACTGTAGTTTTTAATAGTAGTCCAGGAGTAGCTAGTCTAATAGAAGGGGTACCGGTTTATCAAATGGATACTGATAAAAGTTACAGTATGTACAGCGAAGTTGCTAACTTTGATTTATCAACAATAGAAAATCCAGCATTACACGAAAGACAAGACTGGATAGAACGCATTAGTATGTGTCATTGGAGCTTTGCAGAAACTTCGTCAGGCGAAGCATGGGAGTTTATGAAACAGTACGTTTAGTCCAATACTCTTCATTTCGATTTACCATAATATCTTTATCTCTACTACGACCTTCATTTTTGCGAACACCTTTCATATGATCAATCCATTTGCCTAGAGGTCCGTTAATAAGTGGATGGCCACCGCCGCCTGTCTTTGCTTCACGTAAATACATTTCAGCACTGTAATCGTGTGCAGTAGGAAAGTGTACTTTTAGATCGTTAAGTATGTGCCCAAACACAAAACTATCATGCCATTCTTCTAATGTAAAAATTCCATTGTCTGCATCTTCGTACATGCGCTCAAACTCTTTTAAGAATTCATGACATACAGGATGATTTAGGTTCATGCCATAAAATCCACATTCTGGCCAAGTCTGTGAGCCTTTTCCTCTACCAACGTAGGTAATCCAAGCATTCACAGGTAATAGCTCTATAAATTGTTCGTAACTCCAATCGCTGTGTACGAACGTGTCTGCGTCCATCCATACACACCAATCTTTGGATCTTTCACACGCATCAAACACTGCATATACTTTATTAGCAAATCTTATAGCATGCCATTTAAATTCTTTATTCCAATCTCTTGGACGTCTTGCTTTAATATCTGCTGGAGGTATTCCGTTCGCTTTAGGTTCATCTTTCCAACGTTCTTTGAATGCATTTAATTTAGGCAATGCTTGTTTTGCATCTAATATTTCTATCCTTGTAGGATCTGGATTTACTGGAGTACAGTCTTCTGCATAAACTAAAAGTTTAATTCGTTTGTCTACCCTCTCTGCAAAACTATCTAAAAAACGTTGACCATATAGGCTAAGCCCCGGTTGGTGAAAAGTTGTAACCACAGTTATATCTGACATGTACTTCCTCGTGTAAATATGTTATACGGATATTTAACAGATGAAATTTAGTTTATGGACACAATATGGCGCACTCAATAGTAAACCAATTTTTGATGCCTTTGCTCACAGTCTCAATACTGCTGGTCATGATGTTGTTTACAATGATCCTGTTTGCGATGTTGATGTTATTTGGAGTGTTCTTTGGCATGGCAGAATGGCTTCGAATAAAGCTATCTGGGAACGGGCACTGGCACAATCCAAACCGGTGGTGGTCCTAGAAGTAGGCGGCATCAAACGAGGCACAACATGGAAAGTAGGTATTAATGGAATTAATCGTAGTGCTTATTTTGGTGATGTGGGTAATAGTCCTGATCGTGCTACGTTACTTGGACTTACTTTAAAACCTTGGCGCAATGACGGCGAATTTATTTTAATTTGTGGACAACACGATAAAAGTTTACAATGGCAAAACATGCCAAGCATGAGCAAATGGGTTATGGATACTATTGATCAAATACAAAGACATAGCAAAAGACCTATACTGTTTCGCCCTCATCCAAGATGTAGATTAGACGCAATCGAGCATCAATATAAAAATGTTTATAGACAAGATCCAAGACAACTGCCCGGAACATACGACGACTTTGATATGAAGTTTGACAATATATGGGCAACAGTAAGCTGGTCAAGTAATCCAGGAATACACAGTGTAATAAATGGTATTCCTGCCTTTACTGGACCTGAAAGCCTAGCATATACTGTTGCAAATAATAATTATGCATTTATAGAGTCTCCTCTACAGCCAGAAAGGCAGCAGTGGTTAAATGACTACGCTTGGACAGAATACACTGTAGACGAAATAGCAGACGGATTGCCACTTAATCGCTTGACTTCTAAGCTATTTTAAGTTATAATGTTTACATGAAACATAAAGCTGAAACAATAGAAGATCTCCTTGAGATGTTAGCCGGTATGCGTACTGGAGCAAAGATAGACATAGAGTCGTCTGACGCTACTATAATGTACAGCATTGCAAGACAGGCTTTTAAAGGTACACCTCTTACTGATAGACAGTTTGCTCTAATGCAAGAAAAGCTGCAAGCATACAAACCTCAGTTTTTATTATACAAACAAGATTTTGATAATGCTGTACAAACCCTTAGACAACCCCTACGTCAAATTGATCGCAGCAAATATATTAAGATTGTTGATAATGCAGTTGTATATCAAAATGTTCCGTACGAACGATATAAAGAATCTTGGAATTGGATTAAAGTACGTTTTCCTTTTAGTAAAAAATTAATTGTAGATCTACAGTCTATCGTATGTCCGCATAATGAAAAGCTACATGAAAAGGGCTCGCACGAGCACTTCTTTATGTTAAATGAAAAAAATGCTTACAACATTGTTAAAACTTTCAAAGACAAAAACTTTGAAATAGATCAAGAATTAATCGATTACTATGAAAAGGTTGCTGCACTACAAGAAACAAATCATTTGCCTTGTGTAGAAAATATGCAGTTGAAAAATCTACATCCTAATGGTGTAAAAAGTATTGAAGAAGAATTAGGCAAATTAAGCAGCGACAATGTCGTCTTATATAAAGATCGTAGTTTGTTGTATGGTATACATTCCTTTGATAACTCTTTTGCGGATAGTCTAACAAATTATTCTACACTTACACAAAAAATTGTTAACAGAGAAAACGCTAATATTTTTATAGATAAAAAGTCTTGGACACTTGATAACATAGTACAATCAATAAACGATCTAGAAAGATATCCGCTAGTAATTTTATTAGACGAAGATATGCCTTTTGATACTCTTGTGCAAACACACAAGCATTTCAAAAATATTATTCCAGCAGAACAAATTAGTGTTTTATTTAGATTAGAATCAAGTAAGAGCAATGGGTTTAACGAATATATCAAAGAACAAGAATTAAACTCTCCGATTGACAACAATACAAAAATAGTGTATATTAGTAGAGAAAAGATTAATAAGCCGCTTTTAAAAAGTAATTGTAATCCAAGAACAATGCTTATGTTACAGAGTCAGCGTGTGCATACTAAACTATCTTATTGGTCTGAAGACTTTGATTTAATCATTCATTATGATGACGAAGTTTCTACGATGATGAAATATACAAGGAAATTAGATATACTATAATGGCAAGTTGTAGATTAATTATTGAAGATGAAGTAAACATAAAACTGGAGGGTTTAGAAGTTGACGTACGGCGAAAGCTCGCGAATGCTCTTAAATTTGAAGTGCCTTACGCTCGATACATGCCCCAATATAAACTGGGACGTTGGGATGGCAAAGTGGCTTTCTTTGGTATTGGCGGTACCGGCTACGTTAATCATCTTGATACTATTGTTGAAGTTTTGCAAAAGAATCGTGTCGAAATTGTAGACATTGATGATCGTAGACATCCTATACAATTAGACTTTCAGCCTATCACAGAACGTTACTGGGCGGACCAAGGTGTACGCTGGCCTAAAGGACATCCAGCAGAAGGCGAAGAAATAATACTGCGTGACTATCAGGTCACAGCAATCAACAACTTTCTACAAAACCCACAGAGCTTGCAAGAGATTGCAACAGGAGCAGGTAAGACAATCACAACTGCTACCCTGTCACATATTAGTGAGCCGTACGGACGTAGTCTTGTAATTGTGCCTAACAAAAGTCTTGTTACACAAACTGAAGAAGACTATATCAATTGTGGGTTAGACGTAGGGGTGTACTTCGGAGACAGAAAAGAACTAGGTAAGACTCACACTATATGCACTTGGCAGAGTTTGAATATACTTGACAAGCGACACAAAGACGGCGCGGCTATATTAAGCCTTGCAGAGTTTTTAGAAGGTGTAAGCACTATTATTGTCGACGAAGTACACCAAGCTAAAGCAGAAGTTCTTAAGAACTTGCTTACACGCAACCTACGCAACGCTCCTATCCGTTGGGGACTAACTGGTACAGTACCTAAAGAGAAGTTTGAGTTTGAAAGTATTCATGCTAGCTTAGGTCCTGTTATCGGACAGATCAGTGCTAAAGAACTACAAGACAAAGGTGTACTATCACAAGTGCATGTTAACATTGTACAGCTAATGGATACAGTAGCACATAATGATTATCAATCAGAATTAAAATATCTAACAACAAACACAGCAAGAATAGAATATATAGGCAAACTATTAAACACAGTTAAAGAATCAGGCAATACACTAATACTAGTAGATCGTATTTCAGCAGGCGAGATGCTACACGAACTTATACCAGGAAGCGTCTTTGTTAAAGGAGATGTAAAACTAAAGGACAGGAAAGATGCGTATGACGATATTAATACGGGCGATAATCAGGTGGTCATTGCTACCTATGGTGTGGCTGCCGTTGGTATCAACATTCCTCGCATTTTTAACTTGGTACTGCTTGAACCTGGTAAGTCTTTTGTTCGTGTAATTCAATCAATTGGTAGAGGCGTTAGAAAGGCAAAGGACAAAGACTTCGTACAAATATGGGATCTTACAAGCACTTGTAAGTTTGCGAAGCGGCACCTTACACAACGCAAAAAGTTTTATAAGGAAGCCCAATACCCCTTCACAATAGAAAAGGTAGATTGGCAATGAGAATATTAACATTAGAAAACGAGTGCTTTCACTTAGATAAGTTACCAGATGAAATAGAAGATGATGTACGCTTCAGTGTACTAGACAACAGCGATCCTAAAAACCCTGACTTCTTTTTTGTACCTTTAATCTTTCTTGAGAGCTTTAGTTCTCCTGCAATGGTAATTAATATTAATGGGCATGAAATTACAATGCCAGTTGATTGGAGTGTTGCAGTAGGATGTTCAGAAAGTGGTAATGATTTAGAAATACTTCCCCTTACAAGTCTTAACAACAGAGGCTTCGAAGCATTTCTTTTTAATCCATTATCAAGTTATAAAGTAGACTTTGCAGAAATAGAAATTGTAAACTTTTACTCAGATGTAAAATGGTATTTTCCAAAAATGAAAAACGGACAACTACTTAGTGTTCCTATCACAGACGGAGAAAAACCATTATGTGCATTTTTTGTCAAGGATATTAGTAGACAATGTGAAGTGATAGAGTATTCGTTGCTAGTATAGAAAGGTAAAACTATGGGAATTAAAGCAGGAAAAATTTGGGGTAAGACAGAACTAGTACATGCTAACGGAGTATTAGAGTTTCACCGTATCGAGTTTAAAAAAGGATTTAAATGTTCAGAACACGAACACCAATTTAAATGGAACGGCTTCTTCGTAGAGTCAGGAAAGATGTTGGTTCGTGTTTGGCAAGACGGCGAGCAAGAAGGGTTAGTAGATGAAACCGTTCTTGAAGCCGGTGACTTCACTCAAGTGAAGCCAGGAAAGATCCACCAGTTTGAAGGTTTAGAAGATGGTGTCGCTTTTGAACTTTACTGGGCGGAGTTTAACCACGACGATATTGTTCGTCGTACAGTAGGCACTAAAATCTAAAGGAGATAAAAAATGTTTGGATGGTTAAGAAATTTATTTGGAGGTAAGGTACAATCAACAGGTGAACCACTTGTTCTTACTGAAGAGCAAAAGGTTACTGACAATGCTGCGCTAGCAGAAACGGTAGTTGTTGAAGAAGCGCCTAAACCTAAAAAAGCTACAGCACCTAAACCTAAAAAAGCTACAAAGGCAAAAGCAACAGAAGATCTATCTACAATGAATAAAACACAGTTACTTGCCCTTTGTAAAGAACGCGGTATTGCTGCAAATGCAAGTCTTAAAAAAGATGAACTTCTTTCAAGATTGACGGCGTAATGCAGGTAAAACCTATAGATTCGTATTATTTTGTAAATGATATTAAAGACCATGCTTTACAAAAAGTAAAGCTTCTAGACTTGATTAATAGTCTCGATTCGGTATCTATACAAAATAATACTGATTCTATTAGTAAAACAGACTGGGGGATCACTCAGCAAAATCAAGAGTACTACACTCTTGTACAGGAATTATTAGATCCTTGTATGCAAGAGATTAGTAAATATCTTTGTGCTAAAGACTACGAAGTGCATAATATTTGGTTCCAACAATATTTAAAAAAAGATATCCACAACTGGCATAATCATTCTCATGCAAATTATGCAAGTGTATATTTTTTAGAATTATCAGATAAAAAATTTGCTACTGAAATTTATGATTTAGAAAAAAAATCTGTTATAAATTTAGATGTAAAGGAAGGACAAGTTTTAACTTTTCCTGCTCATATGCTACACAGATCTCCTAAATTAGATAGTAGTAGAAAAACAATTATATCTTTTAATTCTTCTTTTTATAATATAGAGATATCTAATGACTAAACTTATACCTGGAGAGGCGCTCATATACGAGCGTGTTAATGGAGTTGTATTTGCTAGGTATCGAGACAAGCCCGAGGTCCCGCGATGGATTGTCGGCGGCGATGCTGACGAAATAAATCAATTACAAGGTTGCTTGTTTAGTTATAGTGAATGGCAGGATATGATGCGTATTGCAGAAGACAATCATACACTTAAGACACAAATGAAAAAACTTTTAGATATCTATTACATTGTAAAGGACGATAAATGAGAATTATTGCAGGACCATGTCAACACGAAACACTAGCACAATCAGCTGAGATTGCACGTGAATGTAAGCGTGTATGCGACAAGTACGGCATAGAATATATCTTCAAGGCTAGTTACGACAAAGCCAACCGTACAAGTGCAAACGGCGAACGCGGACAAGGACTGTACGCAACACTGTTTGACTTTCGTGAAATCAAAAAAACACTTGGAGTAAAAACTCTCACAGATGTACACGATGTGCGCCAAGTGTATACTATTAGAGACGAGTTTGATGATGCAATCGATGTACTACAGATTCCTGCGTTCCTATGTAGACAAACAGATTTAATTCGTGCAGCCTGTGCTACAGATAAGATTGTAAATATCAAAAAAGGACAGTTCCTTGCACCGTGGGACGTAAAAGGTATCCTTTCAAAAACAGAAGGTGCCCGAGAAGTATGGATCACAGAAAGGGGTACTAGTTTTGGATATAATACTTTGGTTGTTGATTTCACCGGCCTTAATTACATGCTTGATAATTTTGATTGTCCTGTGGTATTGGACGCCACGCACAGCGTACAAAAGCCAGGTGGCAACGGAGGCAGTAGCGGCGGCAATAGGGATTATGTTCCTGGCCTATGTCGTGCAGCTAGTGCTTTGGGGATTGGGAATTTCTTTTTAGAAGTACATGCCGATCCAGATAACGCTCCTAGCGACGGGCCCAATATGTTAAAACTAGAGGACTTTGAAGGAGTTGTTCGTGACATCATCGGCCATCATTATTCCCGCTAGATATGCTAGCACACGCTTTCCAGGTAAACCACTTGCCAAGCTTGGCAATAAAACAATGATTGAGACTGTATATGAAAAATGCAAAGCTACAGGAACTGACACCTACGTGCTTACAGATAATATGCAGATCGCTAGGTTATTCAATTGGGAAGTGTGTTGGATCGATCAAACGGACTATGAGAATGGAACCGAACGGTGTGCTGGTGCTATTGATGGTAGTCTACTTAATTTCGGTTACGATCAATTTATAAATGTACAAGGTGACATGCCTGATGTTACAGAAGAAATGATCGATAAAGCTCGTTGGCACTTAAAACACTATCCAGTTACAACAGTGTTTACGGATATGCCAGAAGAAAAACAGAACGATCCTAACACAGTAAAAATGGTTAGAGCAGGTGACCAGGCACTATGGTTTGGCAGAGGTATGACAGGCTATGGTGATTGGCACTTAGGTGTTTATGGATACCGTAAGAACGCACTACAATTATATCCTACTCTAGAAGTTACACAAGAAGAACGTGTAGAAAAACTCGAACAACTGCGTTGGTTAAAAAGCGGTTGGCAAATTGGTTGTTTGAGTGTACAATATAATGGTACTGAGATTAATACTCCGCAAGACGTCGAGGAATGGCATGCCAAACAAACACATTGACTTGTTTAAAGAAATGATACCTGCACTAGATGGAGGTATGCGTGAACTATATGATGCTGCTGGTGAAGAAGGTCAAAAAGAAATCAAAGGCGACTTGTGGAATCTAAACAGATACATGAGCAGCGTAAGCGGATCACGTGATAAACAAGAACTTGCGGTATTTAAAACAAACGAATACTATAATAAGAACTGGGCTGTACTAGGTAACAAAGAACCTAAACTACAATGGTTATTACTATGTCAGTGCGGCAACACAGGTAAGAAAGAATTTCATCCTTGGATAGGATTGAAACGTGCAGGTTCTAAAGAAGTAGAATTTATAAAAAGAATTTATCCTAACATGAAAGAAGATGAGGCAGAATTACTTGCTAGATTATCTACAAAAAAAGAACTCAACCAATTGGCTGAAGAACATGACAGCGATGTCAAATTCCGATAAACCATATAAGTGTGAATACTGTGGCAACGGATACATGCGAGAAAAAACTCTTGCAGCCCATATGTGTGAAAAGAAAAGACGGTGGTTACAAAAAGATGAAAAGAGGGTCCGCTACGGACTATATGCGTTCCAGAGATTCTACAAACTCTCTGCAGGAGCGAAGAAAGAAAAGAGTTATGCTGATTTTGTTGATAGCCAGTACTATAATGCTTTTGTCAAATTTGGCAGTTTTCTTAATAACGTACAACCTTTGTATCCTGAGAAGTACATAGACTACGTTGTTACTAGCGGCGTAAAACTTGATCATTGGTGTAGAGATGCACTGTATGAAAAATATGCACTAGAATTAATCCTAAAAGAAGACGTAACAACTGCTCTAGAAAGATCAGTAAAAAACATGATGGAGTGGGCAGAAGATAAAAGTGCTCCATGGAATCATTACTTTCAACATGTAAGTCTAAACAGAGCAGTGTGGGATATCAAAGACGGCAAGGTTTCACCGTGGCTCATACTTAACTGTCGTACAGGTAAAGAAATGTTAAGTAAGTTTAATGATGAACAACTAGAGCTTGTATATCATGTAATTAATCCTGAGCACTGGGCAATACGTTTCAAACGACAGCCTAGTGATGTGCAACTCGTTAAGGATGTAGTAAAGGAAAGTAAATTATGAAGATCCTAATATTTGGACTACCAGGTAGTGGCAAAACTACACTGGCAAAACCGTTTTCTGATTTAATCGGCGGAGTGCATATTAACGCAGACGCTATAAGAGAACGCTATGACGATTGGGACTTTACTCCTGAAGGTCGTATGCGACAAGCGCAACGTATGCGTCATTTAAGCGACGGTGTAGTAATGGCAGGCAAGATTGCTGTTACCGACTTTGTGTGTCCTACAGAAGCTGCTAGACAGGCGTTTGACCCTGACTACACAGTATGGATGGATACAATCAAAGAAGGACGTTTCGAAGATACAAACAAGATGTTTGAGCAACCTCCTAAGTGTGATTATCATGTAGCTGACTGGTTTAGTGATACACACGAACAACTATTTAAAGTTGTAAAAGCATGGATGAAAAGAGATGGTAACAAAGACTAGACATCTAGCCAAGGCAGTAACTTGGCGTATCATTGCAAGCATTACCACTGCACTTATTGCATGGTATTTTGGATTACCTCCGAAAGCAGTTGGGGCTGTTTTCGTGGCTGATCTAATCATTAAGTTCGTTCTGTACTACGGACATGAAAGAATATGGTACAAATATATTAAATTTGGACTAACGAAAGGAATAAAAGAATGAGTTTTGATTGGAAAAAACCTACAACACAGATGTTAGGTAGATGGCAACCTTGGCACGATGGCCACACAGCATTGTTTAAAAAAGCACTGCTAGAAACTGGACAAGTATGTATTATGATACGTGATGTTGGTGGTATTGTGGGTAAAGATGCAGGCGCAGGACGTACTGCCGAGCAGAATGATAATCCTTTTGACTTTGAACAAGTTTATAATAATATTGAAATGGGATTAGCAGAACACGACTTTATATACGGTCACGAATATGTTATAATGAAGGTTCCTAATATTGTTGATATTAGCTATGGTCGTGGTGTAGGTTACACATTTACAGAGCATGATCTTGGCGAAGAAATACACAACATCTCAGCAACAAAGATTAGAGCAAAATTAAGAGAAGAAGGTAAGTTATAATGGAAATTGTGTATGCACCAAACCCTATACTAGAAAAAGAACTACAGGATGTAGACTTAGAAAATCTACCATTTGACCCGCTGAGACTTAAGAAAGATATGAGTGTAGCGATGTTAAATAACTATGGAGTAGGGCTAAGTGCATGCCAAGTAGGATTAGATTATAAAGTGTTTATAATGGGCGACAAGCCTGATAATATTACTTTACATATCAATCCAACTGTGCTACAATATACTGAAGAAACAGTTTTAGAAATGGAGGGTTGTTTAAGCTTCCCTAATGTGTTTGTAAAAGTAAAACGTCCTAAAGAAATACTTGCAGAATACTACGACGAGTTTCTGAAAAAGCAAACTGTAAAGATCACAGGTTATAGTGCTAGGGTATATTTGCATGAACTTGATCACTGCTTAGGCATTACATTTAAAGATCGTGTAAGCAAACTTAAATGGGATATGGCTAAGAAAAAAGCAACTAAGTTAGAGAAACAACATGCCTGATATTGATATCGATTTTGCAGACAGAGACATAGTGTTATCAAAAATACAACACCGTGTGGCAAAATTAGATACAGGTAAAAAGCATAATACTGGCGTATATGTAACAGAGTGTCCGCACAATCCCGTAGACAATCTATCTACTATTGATTATAAAACAGCAGAAGACAGAGGCTACTTTAAACTAGACTTTTTGAATGTTAGCATATACAACGATGTAAAAGACGAAGCACATCTACAAAAACTTATGGAGGAGGAACCACAATGGCAACTACTGGAGCACGACGACTTCAACAACTTAGTTTTTCACGTCGCAGGACATGGCGACATACTGCGATCCGCGCAGCCGAAATCAGTGGAGCAATTGGCAGCAGTACTAGCAATGATACGTCCAGCGAAACGACACCTAGTCGGGCAGCCATGGGATGTAGTGATGAAAGAAGTGTGGACGAAACCAACAAACGGTGACTACTACTTTAAGAAGGCACACGCTATCTCATATGCTATGGCTGTAGTTGTGCATATGAATTTAATTGTAGAACAACTTAATTCTTAGGTTTACGGACTAACTGAACGTTTTTTCTCTTTACACGCTTTACTGCAAGATTGTTAAGATTAACACACGGACCTGATACAATTCGAACATCTTTAGAGTTCATTGTAACAATCGCATAACGGAACGGGTCCATTTCTTGTTTGAGAAATATACTAATAGGAATCATTCGATTTGATTCCCACCACCAAGTTTCTCCCATTTCTAGAAAGTATCTTTTTTCATCATCGGAACGTAACTGTGTAAACACATACATACTAGTAACAGTTTGATCTTGATTAATTACTATTCCAACGTATTCGTTACCCCCATAAGAAACAACAGATATAAACGGAAAGTTTTCGCGTATTTCTTTTGTTAACATAGTTCTATAATAAATTCCTATAAATACTGTATGAAGCTTATACCCAGATATTTAGTCAACAATAGAACAGTGCTTGTATCTAATGAAGCAGGATTTGTCACGGAGTATGTAAAAGTGTATCAAAGAGATTTACCAGTATACAAAGGTATAGATAATACCTTAGAATTTCAATTAAAAAATGCAGATCATAAACCTGTGAGTCTTGCTAATAAAACTATGAAGTTTCGTGCATATGACGAAAATAATAGATTAGTAATTGAGCACGACGGTGAAGTTGTAATTGCAAATAAAGGATTATTTAAAGTTGTAGTTACAGAAAATGATACACTTAATTTAAAACAACAATATTTAAAATATAACATACACACTGTTGATGCAAACAATAATAAAGAAATAACATACGCGGACGAACAAAGCAATACATCAGGCACAATATATCTGAGTGCAGACTCTTTTCCAGGCCCAATGTCTACGTACAGTGTGTCAAGTTTTTCAGAGGCAAACGATGTATGGTATTCAGAAAGTATAACAGCAGAACCTGCTA